AGCGCACGCTCCTGCTGATGATGCGTTGGCATGGAGTTTATCAGCGAGCAAAGAGGGCGCACGTTCTTCTGCGGCTTTCTTGGCTTCCAGATGTTTGAAAACTAAATCTTCAATTTTCGGTAGGGTCATTTGATTCCTTTAGAAGTTACTAGGTAGAGTTTCCTCAAGGTGGCGCAACATACTCTGTTGCACGCTAATGGTTGTTTGAATCGCCCGTAAACGCTCTCTATAGGCATCCCGCGTTGCTTCTGCGATACGAGCCTCACGCATGAATTGAGCGACGATTAACACGGCTTCTGATTCACGCTGCTTCTGAGTTCCTTCACCGACCGAGAGAAAGGCTTTAGCCCACTCTACATCGTAGGTGCTACGCTTCTCAGCGGCATCTTTAATGGCTGATTCATAGCCGACGATAGCGGCACGAAGCGCGGAGATAAGGCGCGTTAGTTCGTTGTTGATAGTGATTAACTCGTTAGCCATTTAATCCTCGTCAGCGGCGGCACACTCAGCACAAGGTTCTAGTGCGGAACAAAGTCCATTAGGCCACACACCGAGCGCAAACACGTCTTCATAGACTCGATACGCTTCATCCACATCACCGTATTGAGAGGTTTCAACCTCACGGCGGGATAGATCGTCAACAAGGGATTTAGTTGATTGGTACATTATTCGGCGTCTCCTTTTACCTCGATACATTTCCTCCCCTCACACCCCTCAAGCGCGTCGAACATCTCTTGAATCTTGATAACTCGCCGCTGGCCGTTCCACTCTACGGTTATCGTCTCAGCCACGTTAAGCACCAAGAGAAAGTCCGATTGTGGCGCAGGGGGAGCAGTGATCGTAATGGTGTCAGCCTTTAGTTTCTGCGCTTGAACGGCCATGCTTCCGACCATCACGGCAAATAACGCTTGTACTGCGGTTCTTCGATTCATCGGTAATACTCCTCCAGACTAATTCCCAACCCTTGCGCATCCGCTACTCCAAAGCAATCCTGGCACACGAGCTTTCCACCTTCCATTACTCCACAGTAAACATCTGTACATCTGAACCATCCTTCATGCTCAGGACAGAAATGACGTTGAGTTGGAAAGATTGCTGAATGTAGGACAGCAGCGCGTGTTTGTTCTGAGGGCATTTCAATCTCCTACTTGAGTCTATGGGTTAGGGGATCGTCCAACATCGCGGATACTTCTCTGACAGCTTCGTTAAAGCCCGCTCGATAGCCTGAGACATCCCCGATAACGAAGCCTACAAGCCCTGCGGCGATAGTAATCAAGATGTAGGTTGTCATTAGATTCTCTCAAATACGTGAAAGACTAAACCTTCAAATGTTAGTTGATAAGTACCGATGTATTTGCGACTTGTGAGCGGGCGCATTTCGTGACCCGTTCCGTAGATTTCGATATGCCGATCTTCCTTCGGGCGGGCATCATCAACAACGGCCCACAAGCAAGGAATGTCATATTGGATTTGCACCGTCAGAATCTCTGCGCCTATCGGCATTGACAAGTCTTGCCCGTCAATGGTTCGCAGCGGGTACTTCCAAATCGTTTTAGCCATACCTTCTCCTTATGAAACCGCCCACAGTAAAGCCGCATAAGCGACTACAATTAAAATCACTACTGCTAGCCCAAAGCAGTCTTGTTGAAAGTTACTTTTGTCCATTTTGCCCCCTTAGTATCGTCGTTCCCGCGTGTTGCGCTCACACCACGCAGACGTTCGACCGCCGACAGCCAATGACTTGCGGTATCGCTTCTTTAGCGCGGCTATCTCAGCCGCTTGGTCGCTATTCGGCACGTCCGGCCAAATGTCGAAGTAAACAAAGTGATACTTCTTGGCGGGCGGTTCCCATGTATGTACGTCAGCCTCAACAATGGTCAGTTTGGGATTGTCGTATAATGGCCCAATGAGCGCGATAACGTCAGCAGAACGCTCCAGCACTGTAACGCTGGCAACGTCAGACTGTTTCAGCAAAGGTTCAATGATTAACCCAAGACCTAAACCCGCAATCAAGACGTGTCCGAAGGCTCTGTTCACAAAGTCTTGGTTGGTGTAGATTTCAAACTCCGCGTCAGTCATCCACAAACGCCCGTCGATGAACAAGCGCGTGTAAGTCTTGGCGGTGAGCGGTTGACCGTCTCTCGCCGCCCTCATGCGGGTTAGCATGTCGGGGGAATCGTGAACTACCTTTGCCGCGCCAAATGACGCCGCAGGGACTCGCTTATGTAAAGTTCCAGCTCTCATTGTTTTCTCCAATCAAAGGTGATTTACCAAACCTCCCGCAGGATATTAAACCCCACCACCATGAACCAGAGGATGACTAGCACGATGCCCACGCGGGCAACGGTAGGTAAGTTGAAGAAGCTATCTAGTAAGCGGTTCATTCTTCGTAATCTCCTCTCACTATTCTTGGTTCATCATCTACCTCAGTAGCCCGCTGCTTCCACTTATCTATGGCTTTGTCTCGGTTGTAGTCCGTAGGGCCAGCAGCTTCACAGCGGTCACAAGTGACGTAGAAGAACTCGCGGCCAGAAAAAGTAGCTATCCCCCGCTCACGCTCTCGTGCTACATCTAGGTCAGGTGAGCCGCAAAAGGCGCAGAATCCTAGTTCATTAGGCATCCCTATTCTCCTTCATCTTCCAAGTCGTCAGCTCCATAAACTCGATTACATAACTCACAGTAGTAGCCCGATTCCCAATAGGATTCGCGTCCACCATCAGGAGCCACAACCCCCGTGTCATACTGCCCGCTGACGGGTTCCAAGTCGGCGTGACCTTTGGGACATTTACTCATTGCTCACATCCTTTGGTTCCCACAAAGCCCCTTCTAGGCCGCAAGGGTAGACCGCCGAAGAATTACTTCCTTGCCGCATACTTGAGCAGTAGGGCATCGTGGACACTCCGCTGACTAGATCAACAGCGGCAACGGTCGGCTGCGAGCATTGCGGCGCGTCATAAAAAGCCGCCGCACTTGGCACGCACCACTTACAGTCTTTACAGAATTTAAGTTCAGCCATGTTTGTTTTCCTTTCAATCGAAGCAAGCGAACAGTAGCACGGATAGGAAAGACATGTCAAGCATCGTTTACAAGAAATAGTAATCTTGCGTTGACAAGACAGGACGTGACGTGCTAGGGTTGGGCCTATGTTCATCAGCGAAATCAAGATAGACGCAGGGAAGCTGAAGGGGGCACGCGGTTTACGCAAGCCTTCTGAGGTGGCGCGGGAGATCGGGATTACCCGTCAGCACTTGTGGCAAATAGAATCTGGACGGGCGAAACCTTCGGGAGAGATTCTAGCCAAGCTCTGCTGGCTCTACGGAAAGCCCATTCAGGAGTTCACTTCTAACGAGTCTAAGTGAAGGTTAGCGAGACTAAGAAAGGTGGCGTAGATGGATAAGACAGAGTTGTTGCGATACGAACTTGCGGGGAGTGATTGGTGGGTGTCGCTGATTTCGTGGGGTTGGGCGCAGACGCTCGTTGCTCGTTATTTCGCGTGGAAGATAAACCGAAAGTTCGCGGCATTGGAGAGAGTGCGGCAGCGATCCATCTTGGTCGGCGCGGCTATCCGGCGGGGAGTGGTAGTTCGCGGCATGAGCGATTCAGACATGGACTATCTCAACTCAGCCATCCGGCGCGAGTGGAATACGCCAGAAGAAGACAAGGCGTGGAAACATCTATGAAACATCTACTAACACTAACTTCTATTCCTCTGTTGGTACTTTTAGTTTCGGTGGTGAATCTGATTACCCCAAAGGAGTGGGAATGAAGGCATTTGCTGACTTAGCCGATCTTCCAGAAGATGATCGAATTGCGATCATTGGTAAAACCGCAGAGGGCGGGCAGCGAGTCGCATTTGTGGTTGAGGATCACGCTAAAGCTGATCGCTATGTTGAGAAGCTAACAAAACGATTTCGGGTGTCAGTCGCCAAGCGATTAAATGGGCCAGTTAAGAACACAATTAGCGTGATTGTTACGAGACGATCTGAAGCGAAGGAGAACCTATGAGCGGGAACGTAAAGGTCTGCACAACAAGTGGCGAGCCTGTCGATAAGGTGCGCGCCGAACAGACAGAAACCGAGGGTCAGCACAAAGCCTACTTAGTGCTCTGCGCCGAAGAACGGGAGAAAGGGTTTGTTCGGCCCTACCGTGATAGGTACAGACATGTGGGCCGTTCTATCTGTGGAAAGATGGCCGATAGTTCCCCGTTGCTTGGCGGGCCGCGTTCTATTTGTAGCGATGACTTCGAGCACGATGGCGAGCACGGCATACAAACCCGAACAGTTACCCAACCAGAGCACGCGCAAATAGAGAACACTCACAGACTGGGCGGTTGCGGTTCTGTTACCACAATGGGTCGCGCCCTAAGTGAAACTTATGCACGTGACCCGAAGTTCTACGGCGCAACCTTTTGCTGTCACTGCAATCAGCATTTACCTGTGGCTGAATTTGTTTGGGACGTTGACGGCGAAGTGGTTGGTTCTTAGTTTCTCTGGTGGCCTTAAACCAGCAGAGACGGAGATAGAAATGGGTGAGTCGGAACACTATAAGGAGATTCTGAAAGCCGCTAAGAGTGGCCGGATCGCCGCTTGGCTGGTCTACATGGTGATGTTGCTGCTTTTTATTGTTACGTGGGTTGGAATATCCACGATGGAGCAGCGAATAGTTGATCGACTAGACCGCATTGAAAGGAAACTGCCGTGACTAATCCAGAGGGGGAGCGGGAGAAACTGTTGAACTGCCCGTTTTGCGGATCGGCAGCGGGTAAGGCTTTTGTGCCGTCAAGTGATCCGCGAACAAACGGGCGCGGCGATCTGTGGATCATCGGTTGTCAAGATGCGGAGTGCGCCACTGGTTTCGTGTCGTCCAATATCGATGATTCAATCAAGCGTTGGAATGCACGATCAGACATGCAGGAGCAGCAGAAGTAAATGGAAACCAAACCAAAAACTGAGAGCGCAACGACTGTTCAATTCGTTGGGGGCTACGCAGATGGGCGTATCGTTGAGTTATTCGGGCCATTGCCTGACATGTATAGATGTCCCGTTCCTGACCGCACCAGAGGGTTCACGGCTCCCTTAGTTTTCGATCCAGCACGACTGCCGCAAGAGGATGATTATGTACTTATTCCGCTATTTGGCAAGAAGTTCTACGTCGAAAGACGTTTACTGCAAATGGCGAACGACACAGCACGAACAACCGATAATCCCTTGATAGGACACTTGGCAGAACTAAAATGAAATGAAACGCAATCCCAATAACTCTCAACGCCTGGAAGAATCTCTCACAGTTGCTTGTCCGTACTGTCGCGCTAGGATTGGAGAGTCATGTTGGGGAATCAGCAGTTTCAGCGGCAAGCCCGTAAAGAAACCACACGTGCCCCACAAGGGGAGGGTATTGGCTTTAGTAGCACAGAGGTTGAAGGAGAAGGAATGACATTGACGTTGTGGGTAATTTGGGTAGCTACGGCGATGGTGGCTGCAATTATGAATGTTTCCATTTGGGAGCGATATGGAATGCGGATAGCCGCCCGTTCAGTCCTAGCAACCCTCTGTGGCCTCATTGCGGGTATTATCTGCATGACGTTGGAGGCGAAATGAGCAAGGAGCTAATTTCTCACACGCGCATCGTGAACGATTTAGAAATCTACGTTGATGATGAAGTTGCAGATGACGAGGTTGAGGTTGATTTCTTTCTTCCGCGCCATAAGCATCGAGTGACAGTTAAACTAAAAACCAAAGACGTACTACCTGAACTATGGGCGCGACTTCAGGAACAACCATGAACAGAAGAAGGTTTCTTGAACTACTAGCCTTAGCAAGTGCGGGGAGTGTGGAATGACTGACGTTAAGGAGCCACTTAAACAAGTTTGCCCGCGCTGTGAAACAACCTTCTGGAGTTATCGCCCGTGGCCGAGCTGCGGAGCGTGTCTGACTGAGAAAGAACACGATCATCTTATCGCTACTGCTCCGTTTCAACCCGTCCCTCTGCTTATCTGGCTACAACAACATCAGAACTAAATCCCTTCGTTTGAAGGGCTTCAATGGTAAAATGCAGGCAATGAAAAAGCTCGCTAGCCACGTTCTTATTGACCGTCGCAAGACGCTAAACCTCAAAACCACCTTAGCTGAAAAGCAGTTTCAGTCGCGCTTGCGGAGACATGGCATCAGGCATTACGCGCAGGTTGTAATCGGGCCGTTCATCGCTGACTTTGTAATACCAGACCGTTTGCTGGTCATCGAGATCGATGGCGGGATTCATTCGAGCGTGGCGGCGAGAGCGTATGACGCGCAGCGTACCGAATACCTCAGAGATAAAGGATTCTCGGTCGTTCGTGTGGTCAACGAGAATGTCAAGACTTGGCCGCTACAGACCATTGATCAATACCCCGTCATCATGGGCAAACGATTGAAAGAGTACAAGCGTATCATTGGCGAGTTAAGCAACGAGCGGCAAGAGCCAAGCGTTGCGATGTCGGCCAATCCAACACTCATAGACTGTCCGTTCTAGATCGGTTAGCCGCTTGGCGGTCTCCCGTGTGTTTGGCGGTAATGTCACAAAACCATTGCCAATTAGACCACCTACGGTCATAATGCGCGGCGAAACGTAGGACTCAGCCCTCAAGGAGACTAACGACTTGTTCACACTTCCCTCAACGGCAACGCAGTGGCTACAAGGTTTAATTGCTGCTGTAATCGGCGGCGGCGCATCGGCGGGGCAATCATGGTTAGCGATGAGTACCGCACATGCCATTGGTATTGACGTTCCCGTGCTTAATTTTAAGGCGTTAGGAATAATCATGCTGAGTGCCGCGCTCGCATCCATGTTGGCTTTTCTCGCCAAGTCACCAATACCCACCACCACGAAGTCAACGACTTTAACGGTGACGCAAGAAACTATTGATGGAAGGACTTAAATGAACAGACGCCAACTTCTTAAACGCGGAGCGATGTCAGCGGGCGTTTTAATTGCTACTCCCACCCTTTTACTTCAAACAGCTTGTGGCAGCACTAAACAATTAGTTAAGTGGACAGCGGTACTTATCGGAGTCTTGCGTGATGTCTCACCGATACTGACGGACATAGGCGCACCCAACATCGTTGCTCTCATCGCCAAAGCATTACCTATTGCGGAACGACTCAAGAAAGCCTTTGAAGACAACGACAACGTAGCCACGCTCGACCTACTCGACAATCTCATCAATCCACAAACCGGAGTCATCGTAGAAATTGCTAACGCAGTCGGCGCATTAGCTAATGATGGGCGCAAGAAACTTGTGCTTGGGCTGTTAGCCATTGGGCAAGTAGCGTTACACTTGATTGCCGCCCAAATTCAGAACGATGTTCCAGCAACGGCAGTATCAGGAGCGCGGCGAGCGCGTCCACGAGCCACGAACGCGGTTGAGAGAGCAGCAAATAGTAAGGCGTTAGAGAACGCATTTAACGGCACTAGGTTCTAAAGCCATGACGATTTTACTAGACATCCCCGCAAAGGGAACGCTCCAATACTTACTGTCAGCCTTTCTCGGTGCATATAACCGCAGGTCAGACATAATGGAGCGAGCGGTCAGAGTAGACGAACGTATTCGAGCACAGATAGAGAAGCTAGACACGGCAGGTGAAGCCCTCAAGGAAACAGTAGAAAACAATCAACCGAACATAGGAGAATAAAATGGCAAATCAGGACATAACCGCACTCGAAACCGAAGTCTCTGAAACAGTTGGCATCATGGAATCAGCGAAGGCTTTGATTGATGGATTTGCGGCACGACTCGCAGAAGCGGGCGTTGATCCGGCAAAGCTGGAAGCATTGAGAACCGACCTTGACTCCCATTCAACAGCCCTAGCCGAGGCAGTTGCGAACAACGCTCCGTCTGTCTAACGACTTTTGCAGGGATTGGCGGCTTGCCACTTTTCGGAGACGATAGCCAGAACTAAACTTGGTACGTTCGATTCCTGCAAATACCTTCAACTAATGTCTGAAACTGTGCAGATAGCTTTAATAGTATCAATCGCCCCGACCGTAGCAGCGATAGCGGGTTTGATTGTCTCGTTCAGAAACACGCAGAAGCTAAACACGATGCACATTGACATTAACTCACGCCTTTCCGCAGCATTGAAAAGTGAGCGAGCGTTAGGAGTAGAAGAAGGCCGAAGATTTCAGACCGAAGACAACGACGTAAAAGCGTAAACAAGATTCACGGGACGTTTGGTGATCCGAAACGCAGTTACCGTTTAAAGAGAGCGGTAACAGCAAAAGATTAACCTGAAGAGAGCGTCCCGTGAGTAACTTAAAGCCCCAATGTTCAAAATCAACCTTGAAAGATTTGACGCTAGAGAACTTGGAGCGTTACTCGCTCTCTGTACTGCATGTGCAGTTGTCACGATAGCGATCATCGGCATGATCTTCAGACCACCACAGCCAGAAGGTCGCGAGGCCGTTTATCACATAGTTAGTTCCCTGGTAGGACTTGCCGCAGGGTTATTAGGTGGTGGCGCAGCCGGATTTGCGCTCGCGTCCAAGAAAGAGCAAGCGAAGAAAGAGGAAGTCAATGGAACTGACGCTAAATAATCTTGCCAACATAATGACTGGATGTTCAGTGTCGAAGCTGGAGACCTATCTTCCGTTTCTCAATGCCGCAATGGAAGAAGGCGAGATAGACACACCCTTACGACAAGCAATGTTCCTCGCCCAGCTAGGCCACGAAAGCATGAGTTTCCGCTACATGGAAGAAATAGCATCCGGCGCAGCCTATGAAGGGCGTAAGGACTTAGGAAATACTCACACCGGAGACGGTAAGAGATTCAAGGGCCGAGGCCCAATCCAACTAACAGGCAGAGCGAACTACAAGGCCGCAGGGGACGCGTTAGGCGTGGACTTTATCAACAGTCCTGAGATAGCAGCATTCCCTGAATACGGCTTTAGAACGGCTGTTTGGTTCTGGGGTACACGTAACCTGAACGTCCCGTCGGACGCAGGGGACATCAAGACTGTGACTAAGAAGATCAACGGGGGATTAACGGGTTTTGATGATCGCAAGGCGCGATATGCAAAGGCAAAGAAAGAGTTAGGAGTCTAATATGGCAACATTCGCATATTCATGGCTATTTCCGTTAATGCAAGTGAGAGAAGCAATGCAGCATCAGCACTCATTCGCGCTTGAAAGCGAAGGCAAACCAACTTGTTACTGTGGAACTAATACCATCGAAGCAAGCAGGGAAGTTGACTGCATTGTGTTCGAGTTACCGATTATGTTTGTAGGGTAAAAGTCAACGCGACGACACCAGATAAAGCGTTCTCACCCCTGAGAATTATCCGATGCCGCCCCGATTAGGTTGCCAATGTATACAGTGTGCGAGTAAAACCTAACTTAGAAAAGGTTACGAAATCAAGTAGAAAGCGTACAAAGTAACAACGAATTTGAAACGATCTAGCTAACTCTGAAAGCCTATGATGAGGGAATGAGACCGCAAATTAAACTACATGAAGTCGCAAACCCCCTACAGTCCAGCACCATTGCCGCCCCTCAACCGTTGCATGGTTCATTGGATGGGGCATTGGCGCGGTGGTTCCTGCCTCGCAAGGAGACACGTGTAATGGCTGAAGAATCGACTAGAGGTGGCTTATTCATACCTTACCCGCTTCTAGCTATCATGCTCACGCTCACGTTGGCTTTAAGCGGCGGAATCATTGGTTTGTACACGCAGTTATCAGCAATGAATACAACGATGATCTTGCGGGACGCTGACTATCAGCGACAAGTGAGAGAGTTGAAAGAAAAAGCCGATCAAATGGAAGTTTATCTGCATAACGACCGCGAACGAATCGCAAGACTCGAAGCGGTTAAACAGCGTAACTAGGAGATTCCCCCAATGGGCGGATTAGCTTGTAAAACAAAAGTGATCATCAACGGTGGGGCAGTCCAGGATTTAGCTAACCGACTGTGCTATCAAGTAGAAGAAGCCGAGTACTCATCGCTTACAGATGAGCAATGGACAAACGTAATCAAGCACCTCAACGCGGCAGAAGAATCAATGTGCAGAGCACAGCGATCCTACCTTGAAGCGTTAGGATTTACAGGGCCGTGGCCTAAATCGCTTTCATAAAGGAGTAACCCGATCATGTTGCTATTACTCGCAGTCGGCGCAGGTACTTTACTAACGCTGGCGATCTATCTAATCATCTTTTTACTAATCTTCTGGCTGTTCTATTATATCATCAATAACCTTGCACCGGAGCCGTTCCGCAAGATTCTCAACGTGGTGCTGATAGTGATCTTCGTAATCGTGCTCTGCTATTTCCTGTTGGGCTTGGTTGGCGGCGCACCGAGCTTGAGGCTATAGCAGAGCAGTTTGTTAGAGCGTTTTTAAGCGAGCCAAAACAGCATCCACAAAGCGCATTCTCATTTCTGTTTGTTCGTCGCTTTCATCATCCCAAAAGAGATAGCAAGCCTTATCCCCTGTTTTAGTCTTCCAGCCCGCGTCAATAACGCCTAGGATCGCGCCACTAACCGCGCCGGATGAGTACACGCGATCCTTATTGCCCTCAAGAATGCTAATAACTGCGTCCAAGTCGTCAAGGATAGCGTGACTCATGTTGTTACCGCCTTTCTCGGTCTCCCTAAAGCCCTGGGATAGTTCCTTACCAGTTCAGCTTGTTTCTCAGTCAAGACAAAGACTCTCCCGATCTGTTTCGGTTTAATGTTCAAGAGTCTAATCCTATTGGTTAGTTGTCGTTGTTTAACCTTTAGTTCAGCTTCTAGGTCTTTTGTTGTGATATAATTCATTCGTGTCCTTTCGGTGTAACTTGCTTATAATTGCTCAGTAGTTCTTTGAATTACGCTCTTTGCTCCCCGTCGTCAGGTTCTTTCCATTCGTTGCAGTTGTCACAGTCAAAGCACTCGGTGTTGCCGTCGCTTGCATCGTGTCGTCCGCAAGGATGGTTGCAAGAGGCGCAACGAAGATCGCAGTCGGACGGATCGCCCCAATGTCGGCAAAACGGGCCGCTCTCGTAGTTTTCCCAGTCAGCCATTTTCAATTCACCTCCGTTCTGCCACTTCTTCTAGTACAGCGTCTAAGTCTGCTAGAATCTCGTTGTCGTCGTCACAGTCAGCGTTCTTTGAGTCCACGACGCCCTGAGAGACGTTTTCAGGTATTGGTTGAGGGTTAGTACCATTCAGAGCAGCCCGCGCTATATTGCCCGCGCAACGATGACCGTCAGCAACATCAACGCTGCTTACTTCGTAGGACTGATGCGGATGTTCGGCAATCTCGCGTAAGGCGGATTCTAGTTCACTAATACGTGCTAGTAGTTGCTCTCTGTCGTTTGGTTCTTTAGTGACAGCGGCGTGTCCGTCGCGGTGAAAGCCGCATCTCACACAGAATAATTGTGGTGCGCGGAAACTGTCGCAACCCTCAGTAATCGTAGTCATAACTACTCTTTCTCCTTCTTCGTCGTCATAGTTTAAGGTTACAAAGCGGCTGAATTGATAACCGTAGCAGCCGCTACTACGGACTTGAAGAACTAGAGCGATAGTTTACGTGTACCGCTAACACGACAAGCGGGATCAGACGCTCGCTTGTATTTCCTCAAGAGTTTGGCACTCATACTTGGCGCAACACTCATCACAAGATTTACAGTGGTCACAAGTTGCTGGCTTAAAGCACGTCTCACATTCGTCGTCTTCGTCGTCGCTTTTTTCTTCCTCTTTGTCCACTTCTTCGATATAATGCTCAGCAATTTCATAGAAGTTGACTTCAGAGATAGCCGCACCAAGCAAGTCAGCGAACATGGAAGCGGATTGATTAGCCGAGTCCAGCATTTCTTGTGCGGACTCCTCAATTTGTTCTTTGATTAGCGCGGCCAACGTATTGATAGCGGCTTGCTCGCGTGTCTGATAGGATTCGGCTTCAGCTTCGTTGTAAACCTCTTGCGCGGCTTCCTGCCAATAGGCTTGCGATCCTTCGTCGTTATCGAGCCACAAGTTGACGTTCCAGGTTTCGTAATTAGTCCATCCGTTGTAAGTTTTATCGTTTGACATGAGCTGATCCTCTCATCTAGTTTTGTACTCTCTCAGAGTAAATAAAGGGTTTAGGCGTTCTTTTCGTTAAGGCTTGGATGTCGGCGTAGAGAGTTTGCCAATGCTTTTGTCGAATGCGTTTAATTCGGCATTAACCTCTTTTTGAGCCTTTAGCGCGTCACGCTTATTGCCCGATGTCCACCGTTTTCAATACCCAATGCGAAGCGCGATATGGACGCAATCGCGTGCTTACTTCGATATTCCAGCCTCCGTTTTGGTCCTTGGATATTCTGGTGTCTGTTCGTTTACGCATTGAAATAACCTCGTGGTAAGATTGAAACGATCGCTTGAGGCTTTAATTCAGGCTTGAAGGTTGAGCTATTAGCCAACGACATATACGGAGCATCCTTGTCGTTGGTGAGCCAAACAGTTTGCGGCAAGCGCGACGAATCAGCTTCGACATGAGCGAGCACTAAAGCATCGCAGTAAATCTCTTGTCGCTTAGTTCTCTTGCTTGAAAACCGCTTACCTGTTGTGAATTGCGTGTGCATGGTAACTATTTCTCCTTCTTTCAATTAGGGTTAGATAACTCAATAAGAAGCAATCGCGGTTAAGTGGTTAATTCCCAAGCGCGTTACATGCTGCGCTTGCGCTTTCGAAGCTGGTAAAGTCAAAGCCGAACCAGCATTTTTGTTTCGGATCGTACAAGTCGAATTTGCCGTCTGACTCGCATATCCAATAGCCGTTGACTTCTGTGCAATTACTTGGCATTTTGTCTCCTAGAAGTAGATGTGATCGTAGGCTAACAAGCCCTTGATTGTTTCTTCGTCGCCTTTGTCGAGTGCCTTAATCAAGTCAGTCATTTCATCGGAGACGAAGCACTGTGAACGACCTTTGGTAACATGTCCACGAGACGCCATGTTTTCAAGGACTTTGTAGGCTTTGGAGTAGCAATGCTGTGCTCCTGACCATTCTGGAAGGTTACTCATAAAATGATGCCTTTCTGCGATTGCTTTCTTATTCGGTTATCAAACAACTATTTAGCCTCATCAGTGACTGCATTACAGTCAGAACGTGGTATAATCACCACGTTTTCGGCTTAGACTAGATTGTGAATATGCGGCAAACGACGCGTAAAGTTCTTAGGATCACTCGAATCTCCACCGAGCCATTCTTGTTGCGGATGAGACATATAAGCCAATGATCCAAGCGACTGTTGAATGTCTACAATATCGCGGCCTAAGCGAAATGCTTCGTTATCCCAAGCGAGCGTGAACATCGCATCCAGTCGCGTTTTCATCTCGCGCAATTCGCTCTCAATTGCGTCATATTGTTCAATGGTTAGTGTGTTGGTCATTGGTTATCTAACTCCTTTGTTGTTTCAATTCTCGAACTGGTTTAGCTCAGTGAAGTTGCTACATGACGCGAGATGTAAGCCATTGCCTCATCCAGCGTAACGCCGAAAGAAAGGCTATTTGCATAAGTGATGCGGATTAAATTGCCGCTAAGTGGCGTAACAGTAAAAGACTTCGCCCAATCCGGTCTCTGTGAAAGCGCGACATCAAAACGATGTGCTAGATTAGGAACGGGGCAAGACGTGGTAATAGTTGAACGAGTATCCATGAAATCTCCTTTATCAAGTAAGCATCGAACAAGTACGCTTATACTCTCATCGGTATTGATACGTCAATACAATTCTTCTCTCAAGAGCATTATTAAAGCGCGATACTGTTCGCCCTTTGTACGCCAATAAAAGAACTTGCTAAAACATTGAGTAAATTGCTAAGGTTTAGCGCATGAGTGCAGTACTTGAGCAAGAACGGCCAACAAACGCGCTACAACGCCGACCTCACGAGTACTACTCACCCGAACGCAAAGCTGAAGTCCTAAGCCTCCTAGACGCAAACCAGGGCAACCTCAGACTCACAGCAAAAGATACTGGCGTTGACAAGGAAACTATCCGCTATTGGATTCAAAACCGCCACAAATACGCCGAACTTCAACCTAAAAAGCTAATTGATCTTGCTCAAATTGCTGAAGATAACGCCCGTAAACTCGGAATTAACATCTCCACAATGGACTTGTCAGAAGTACCATTGAACCATCAGGCAACAGCATTCGGGATAATGATCGACAAAATGCAGCTTTTACGGGGTTTACCGACCAATATCACCGAATCGGTAGAACGCCAAGATGTAACCGTGATCCTTCAGACAGCTCTCAGCGATGCAATCGACATAACACCTGAACGTGAGTAGATACTAGATGTTGTGGTTTCAACACATCTGCCTTGATTCGTAAGTTATGTTGCCTCATGTAATACCGCTAACACCTACGCTTACACACACTTAGCACGTTTAACACAGTTAACATAATGACAATTATCAGACGCGTTCTTGGTTGAACGGGGTGGGTGGGAGATCGATCTTTCCGGCTGGATTGCCAGGACGACCCGCCTCCTTTCGCGACCCACGCGTCGATCTAACGGTCGCCTTTAGCGTATTGCGAGAGGTTCGTTTGGGGAAGCCTTTCAAAGAAACATGTTGACGGTGGGCGGTGGACGGAGTACGATACACGGCATATGGAATACCAAAGTAAGAGTTACCGATTGGATGAAGAAGTGGTGAATTGGCTGGAGAGCTTAAAACTGCTTCATGGGAGCGTGAACAAGGCGTTGCGGGATGTAATGGAGCGGGTTGGGGCGCGGGGGGCAGTTGGAACGATAACGGTTAATTCTGAGAAGAAGACCGCGACTGTTAATTTGCTGACTGAGGACTTTGATCCGCGCTCGATTGAGGGAGTTTCCACTGGCTTCCCGCCGAAAAAGGTATCTGCGGGCTATTCCTGCGAGTGTAAGCACAATGCGGTGCATCACACGGGGCGGAGGTTCCTGTCGGAGCGGCGGGGAGATACGCTTTGTCCCGATTGCATTGAGAGTGGACACGATGGGGAGCCGCGAGATTGTCGAGAATGTCCAAATGGAGAAGGAACAGGAGCGTTATGATGTCAAATAGCGAGTTAACCACCGCAATTTTAGCAAAAATCGAAGAAACAAGCACGTTTATTCACGATTCTGACCAAAGATCAGCGTTGGGGATGGCGCGGTCGTGGATTAATCACGGGAAGTTGGATACGTGGAATCCAGAGCGGCACAAGGACATGATTGAGTACCCAAAGCGCGACCAGTTGGCGAAGGATTTAGTGGCGATTCTGGAGGAGAGCGGAGCCGAGGAAGAAGAAATGGTGGCCGCGCTAAAAGAGACCCGTGACAAGATCAATGCGCCGTATTTTGACCCGAACTCAAATGGGGCGCAGGGCAAAAACCCGAATTTCAAGAAGAAGAAGGGTGAAAATGGATAGTGACGACGTTGACGCCTTGAGCAGTTTATTTGGCTGCATATTTCAGTTAGTTTTGGCGATTGTGATTTTGGTAGTGGCGATCCATTTTGCGGCGAAGTATTGGTAGGGAAGGACGTAAACAAGAAAGGATAAAATCATGGGCTGGTGTAGTGGTACAGAAGTGTTTGACCAGATTGCGGCCATCGTGTTGAGCGATAAACCGCTTGATAAAAAGGCCACGCTCAAGGCGGTGATTGAGTCACTTGAAAACAGTGATTGGGACTGTCAATCGGATAGCTGGTATTGGGATAATCCCGTTGTGCAGGAAATTATGCGCGAGCTGCATCCCGCTTGGTTTGAAGATGAGGTAGACAGCAATTAAGTGTTAGGGGGAGCGTAAAATGCTGAAGAATGCAGGACTTTATCGAATCCATTGGGAAGAATCTGCGGGAGGCGGCACATCTTTGGCCGCTGTGGGGGTTCAATCCTGATGGTTCACAGTGGATTGCGCCGACGAATTGGGTGAACGGGCCGTTGCCGCTCGATAAAATCGTGGATATTCGGTACATGGAGAAGATTGTTACCGAAGTGGACGAAGCTGAATTTCCGGTGGCAGTGCTTGGAGAGCGTCCGGTGGTGGAAATCGACTTGTGTTTCTCCGTTATTGATCAAGGAGTGATTGACTTGGCCTATCGAGAGGTCTTGCAGCAGTTCAAGCAGAACCGCATGGGCGTAGACATCTTGATTAAGCGGGTGCCAACCACGATTGGGCCACCACGTCTAATTTGCGACTACGGGCAAATTTATGAAGCGTTGGTCGATGTTTTGCAGATGTCAAAGAACGCTGAAATTACTGAGCATATTAGCATAAAAGAGGGATAAATGCCGTTAATATCGGATGGTAGAAGCCGTGGAGATTTGGCAACGGGGGAGTGGAATAAGCACAGCCCGCTTCCCGTTTGTAAAGGTTGCGGCCAAGTCATTGAAACGATGTGGGCGATCCCTGCTCATATAGATCATCGTCCGTTTGAGGTAATTTACCCTGAGCGCGATGGCCGAATGAATTTCAAGATTTACGGTAATGACACGTCAGGAGAGTGAGGGCAAGTGAAAATTATTATCCGACAAGGTAAAACGAGTCGCTGGCTAGAGTGGCCCTTTAATCTGGTGGGGAGTCGTGCTGATTTACGCCAACTTGCGGAGATGATTTTAGAGCAAACCCGCGATGAGAACTTTAGCTACGGAACGCTCTACATTCAGCCACGCTACATCTTTGGCGAACCCAATACCGCGCCTTCGCCGTGGGAGCCTGAATTGTCAAACAACTAGTGAGCATTTTACCACGTAACAGAGATGTAAGTGGGTATTAATAAGGAGAGCGGATGAGCGAAGAATTACCCTTAGTTCCACCCAAAAGAACCATTGAATGCCCGCACTTGATTTCGGCCACCTTGGGCAACGTAGCCTTCTGTACGATGTGCGGAGTGAAATGGCGAGCGCGAGACACCTGCGACCACGGAGTCTCGTTGCGTGACCGTTGTTATGAATGCGCACCGCGTCAGATGGCTTGGTGGCAGCGATTTTTGGCGCGACTGTCAAATAGCAAGTAGGAGAGTAATTTGTGACCAAGAAACCCAAGCGAAGCCGAACGTCACGGCGCAACCTGAAGCGGTTGAGTCAGCCACAGTTGGTCGAACGTCGCCTACGTCGCAGGTGGAGACAGCGGAAGTGTCTCGGCCACTTGATAGACCAATTCTGGAATCAACCGAGTGGATGGGAGTGGTTGACTCGTTCTTTTCCTAATCCATAATGGCTTTATCATCCTAAAATCAGAAAGGACTGCTGCTTAGAGTAAAATTGTACGGAAAAGTTGGAGATGAGGGCCGCTTTCGGGTGGCTCTCGTCGTCTATGGAGAGCACTAAAGCAAAACTTGTTGATTTAATCTGGCACACGCATTACACTCCGCTCCGTGCAGCTAGCCACGCAACCAGCGTTTGCGGCTGTGATTAATGAGTCAGTCAGAAAGTTCTATCGGGGCTAATACCAGCGCACCGTCCGACGCTGGAGTCGCATCGACCGTGGGAGCACCTGAAAGCTCAAGCCCCTCCACGCAGGACACATCTCTCGCTCCACAGAGCACGGCTAGCACTCCTACTGCTGAGAATGTTCAAGGTAGTCAACCTTCAAGCGATACTGAGACCGATTTTCTTGACCAGTTACCTTCTATTGACGAATTGAAGGCGCAGGCAGGACAAGGAATCAAGTACGCCGATGCGTTGGCAAGTCTGAAGGGGGCATTTGACCCGCTAAAGGCCAATTATAAAGAACTTCAATCTAAATATCAGCCTTATCAAGACGTTTTATCGCGTTTTGAGCAGCCTGAACAACTGCAAGAAGTTCTAGGATTCCGAGACAGCATAATTGCGTGGGAGAACGATCCCGTAACAGGGGAACCCGTTCCTGCGCCGAATGTGCAGTTTTTACAGGAAAAGTACCGCTCACACGCGGACTATCTCGTTGCTGATTTATTGAATTTGCCCACGGTTGACCCCGAAACGGGTCGAGAAGTGCCGAGGGCGGATTTGATCCTTGAAGCGTGGCGGGATTCACCTGAAAGACGTGCTCATGTAGCAAAAGTCTTGGGATTAGTTGAGCCATCGGCTATCGCCCCACAGTGGCAACCGACTGAAGAAGAATTAAGCCTCGTTCGTCCTGAATTGCAGGATGTTTATCGGAAATTACCTTACGAAGAACGTGAGGAATTGAAGCTGAACAGCCCTGAATTCATCAATCGAGCGTTGGAGAAAGAGCAATTCCAACAGCAGTTGATTGAGCGCGACAAGCAAACGCAAGAAGCGCAGAAACAACAGGCCCAACAGCGTGAACAATATCTCAATTCCCAAGCCCAACAAGCAGGAACTGAGTATGTAAACACGCAACTTAATCAGGCGTTGACCACTTTCCACGAATCGGTTGTGCAACAGTGCAACTTCATCAAACCGCTTGATCCGGCAAACCTCCCACAAGGGGTTACACCGGAGCAGGCCGCGCAAATGAACCAGCAAATTGCTTCGTCGAACAAAGCTGAGGCTGCTCAGATAACAGGACTCGTGGTGAGTCTGTTTAACCCGCAGACACAGGCTTATGTACTGCCTCTCTTGAAAGAGATCGGGGCAGTGGACGACAAGATGTTGAGTCAGATGGAAAAGGCGGCAAGCGCGTTTGGGAACAACGGCAGAAATTACGGGAATCTGAATTATCGTCAACAGTTACAGACGAACGGCAACGGTTATCAGCCGAGCGCGGACGTAACGGGGATGAATAATGAAGCCCAGAGAGCGTTGAAAACCATGATTGGCTACGCGAACCAGATTCGCGGGAAACTGATGGAGCAACGCAGTAATTTCTTCAGTTTGAAGGCCACTGAGCATAATCAAACCTTGAACGGCGCAGGAACGGTGCGACCCCCCATCAACGGAACGGGCTACAATCCTACTACCGCGCCTCCGGTTCAATTACCCTCTGGAAAACTAACCAGAGCGGATATTGACCGCCTCTACGGTTAAATAGGAGAGAATCATGCCAGAAGTCGATACCGTATCTAATTGGGTGGATTTTTATTCCCAACAGCTAATCCGCGCCAAGGATTGGTCAATTTTAGCCGCCCCCTTTTGGAATTCCCTCGGTGAAGTAACGACCGCCGAAGAAGTTTCGCAACGTGGCGCACGTCTTTATTTCGTGAAAAACCAAGCAGGCGGCGATTCACTGCCGACTATTGCCAACCCCGACAACAACCGCGCTATTCCACCGCAGTCAGACAGCATGTGGGCAGTTCCACAGATGTCCACTACTACTGCTGTGCTTGATTATTCCCTGATGGTCGATGCAGGTGGCGCAAATGGCCCCAAGAAGGCCAACGCCATGTTCACAATTCAGGAAATCATCTCACAGACCGTGGATGCCTTTGCCCAACGCCAAGAATACTATTCTATGGGTAACGGCAGTGCAGCAATGGCGTTTTCAGCGGGCAGTATTGCCGCTCCTGGCGCAGGTCAGACCTTGACTTGCACTACGTCTGCTGCCGCGACTCCAGGACAGACCAAGGGCGCAGTCAGGCTGAAGGCGAATCAGTATTATCAGTCCTACGACACGACCACTGGTTTGCCCGAAGGAACCTTCCTCGTTACGAGTTCCAACAACAAAACCACCGCAACTATCACCTTGTTGAGCGGTATCATCACTTCGGGAAACCCGATCACTATTGTTGGGGGCTACAATGGTGCTCCTATGGGAGTCTCAGGACTGATTGATGACAACAACCGCATCGTTCAGGGTCGAGATTCCAGCGTGGACACCATTCTTAACTGCCCCTCGGTTGACTTGAACGGAACAAAGTTCACGGTCAGCGACCGCGAGACAGTCAAGACCCAACTCGTAGTTCGCAACTTGAGCAAGTCGGAGCGCGGTGGTCTAAACAACCTCGTCACTCCAGGCTTGATGAGCGACCTCCGCAAACAGGGTTACGGCTTCCACCGCACCAACGGCGACGAACCCGTAGTTGACATCGCAGGCGGCTACAAAGATGCAGACGGTACACGCATCATGGAAATGTCGAATTGGGAAGAAGATCGCTCAACCTTCTGGAAGGGTGACGCACTTCAGAAGCACACTCAGTTTCCAATCGGTGATCTGATGCCCAACGGCAACAACCTCGATTGGTGGAATCTCCCAGGTGTCAACGGTACAGGTTCACGCTCGTACTACAGGCAATGGGGGACAAGCTACACCTGTGCCCTTGTTAATCCTAACTGTGTCACCACAGTTAAACGCAGTTCGTTGACAGGGATCGTCACCCAGGTATCAATCGGAGCCGGAAACTAAGGAGGAATCGCATGGCTTATACAACAGCAGCCGCTCCTTATCAGATTGGCCCTGGATCGAATGATAATTCGTCGGGGATGATCTTTGAGGACATCACCGTAACCGGAGCCGGAGACACGACCGGAACGTACACAACCAAGTACGTCAAGCAACCCGTTTATGTCGTCGGCCCGTTTACTTACAGCATTTCGGGCCAAGTGGTCACGCTTGGCAGCGCGTCCTTAACGGGAGTTGAGGCAGCACGAATAGTCGGATTCGCATGATCATCAAGCCACGCGACGGGGCGGAAAGTTGGCAACCCAACGAACCGCCCCCAAGCAACTTCGACCAAGCCGCGTATCAGCAGAAAATCGACAAGATCGTCGGTACTAAAGATACGCGGCCCATCATTAAACTCGCGTGGGCACCAGAGGAATTTCGTTGGTGGCCCATTCGGGTAGATGAAGAAGAACCCAAGGGTTATGTCTTTCCGATCTTTCACGCTTACACGACCGCTGAAGGGAAGTTGGTAGCTGCGCCTCGGTGGGTACTCTTAGAACGGATTGAGCCTGCGCAGTATGCCCCGACACCGCAGTTTTGGGAGAGCAAGCGGTATCAGTTTGACGACGGTTCATTGTGGGACTTGACGGGGCCAGTTCCCGACGAGAAGTACATTGAATTACGTTGCCACTCGCACCATGACGGAATCTGTTGTGCGTGCATTGGAACGACATGTGAATGTGGAATTGAATATGCTCATTGTTGGGGTAGGTACGCAGAGCCGGATGAGCATCTGTTAAATTGGATACGGCAAAAGAATTGGGAAGCACAACATGATAATGACGTGCAACCCGACGCTGATGCGCGGTACTTTTCGGCTCCGCAAAGTCAGGCTGATTACAAGTCGGAGATTGTAAATCGGCAGGAGCAGCAGAAAGAAGATCGGCGCAAGTACAACGATTACATGTTAGACCATTGGGAACGTAAACCTGTTTCGACCGTAGGCCCAACTAGGGCATAAAGGACATTTGATGTCGCAAGTTTTAGAAGTCAGTCAAGGTTATCCGGTAGAAGGTCGGCCCTTTGAGCCACCACAACTCAGTCGGCAGAACGAGCAACCCCGTTACATCACCTTTGTTGGCAGTCTCGTTGAGGCAAGTGTTGCTCTCGACCGCCCGTGGACAAAGGGCGGGGGCATTGAAATCGGCAATCCTTGTCTGCGGTACACAAAGAACTTTGTCCGCAAAGGTCGGATTACTCCGGTACTGAAAGACGTTCACGATTGGGTAACTCAAGACTATTGGGAGAAAGCGACGGGCAGGGACGCGAGTTATTTTCCGCGCCAAGTTCCCGCAGGCTATGTATCTCCACTGAACGAGAGTGGACATCCTAGCCCTATCAGAGCCATGTACGGCAAGATCGCAGTACCTGGGGAGCAGATGGATTCGATTCTCAATGGTTCTGCCAACATCCTTGACCGCACGCGACGAGGAGTGGTGGAACTGACCGAGTTAGCGGGGCACGAATACAATCCGCAAGACTTGGGTGACGGGATTGTTACCGACCCGACGATTTGGAAGATTCAACGAACGATTCTGCCTGACTATCCATTCATTATGAAAGATGGTCAGCCAACGGTGTTGTTGGATGACATTGAAGAAGTCCTGCTTGATGCACAGCGACATACATCGTTGCGGTCGATTGTGGACAAGTATCTGACTTCGCTGAATCAGTTCCGCGACTTCGCTAAAGGGTCAGTTGATCAGACTCACTATCGGATGAAAGAGTCGGCGGTGAAGTCGGATTCCGGCTACATCTGGAAGTACACTGAACTTGATTTCGTGTTGATGGAGCAGTTGGGTGTTCAGCGTCAAGACAGAGAGATTCGCCAAGCGAACAAGGCCCAACCAAACGAGCGGTTGGAGAACATGTTCGAGCAGTGGTTAGCGATTCAGATTGAGGAGAAGCAGGCTAACCTTGAGCGACAGAAGCAGTTTGCAGTTGACCAGAACACGATGGCCGCAGCCCCGATTCAAGACAAAGGATTCGACGGGCAATCTGGTTATTCGGGCTATTCAGGGGAAGTGGTGACAAATGCCACAGCCCAAGGCCAAGAGGAAATCGCCGTAGCGATGGCTGATACGATGCACACATGCGAGTGTGGGAAAGAATTCGACACCGCGCAGGGCATTTCAATGCACAAGGCTCGTTGGTGTGAACTGCTAAACAAGACAGAGACGGGAGAAGACAACGCCTAATCTCTACGACATCGGAACCAACACGCGAGTTCGACTCGGAATGCCACGGTCAGAGGCTCCGACAGAACTCGCTGTGTTGAATCAGAACTGCTCGCAGATTAGAAATCTCAAGAAGTTCAAGCGAGCCACGGGCAATCCGTGGGACTTCAACGACCTTGTGTTGGAGACTTCGGCTGACGAATCCACCTACCAAATTAGTCAGACCGATTTTGGGCAACCTCTCGCGGTGCTAACGTGGGCACCCGAACTCTCCACTTGGACACCTCGTTTAATCAAAATCTTTGAACCGCAGAACTTGGTGCTAAACATTCCCACAGTGGGGAATAATACCTTAGCGAGTTACGCTTATTTACCGTGGGACGGTTCTAACTGCACCGCTCAACGGTGTGCCTTCTATTGGCGCAACAACGTGCCTTTTATCGAGTTTTGGCCCGCACCGACAACTTCGATAGCGTCTTATAAAATTCGCTACCTTCAGAACAGTAACAACTTAAATACCATCTCTCTAAATGAAGCCCCTTTGCAGAATGACGATTGCGATCTTGTTGAAATCCGTTCTGCGCTTGCGTTGCTTCCGTTGACGCAATGGATGGCTGAAGAAGGGGACGGTTTGGCTTACAACGCGAACAAACGTAAGGAACTCGCGGCAAGTTTGGGCGCAGAAGAACAAGAAGCCACACGATTGTTTGAAGCAATGGCGCGACAAACTACGGGGCCAAGAATGTATCAACGATGGAATCCGACAGTGGGCTAAATGCAGACCTCACCGCTAAAAAACGGCGATAAACTTCCCGATCATCCTAGCGACACCACCGCTTTACAAATAACCAAGTACGGACGAGTTTTTGACGCAACCGATGGGCTAGAGTTACTGCCTAATCTCCACCGAACTGAGATCGGAATGTTACGGGGTGGAGAAAGAGGCGGTCTATCTCATTTGTACAGATTTCACATCGAATCCGGCCACATTTTTCACACACGAGCGGCGGCTGTAGTTGAGGTAGAATGTGAAAGTATTGACTCTGAATAGCGAATAGAGTAGATTGCTCCCGCCGACCAAGATTGAATGGCGTGGGCTTTGTTTTTAGCCTTAACAGATTCCAGATACTTAGACCAAAATCGTCCGCGCTTGTCTTGGTCGGCAGGCTCTAACGAAGGTCGGGTGTCTGGAATTTGTTTTTCAGGGAGTGGCGTGGTGCGCTGGTTTAGGGTTGGCATAGGTCAGTTCCGGCTTGGTATGGTGCGCTATTCCTCTAAGGAGAATCTGTTATGGCTACAGCAAAAGCAAAACTAGAAGCATTGAGTCCGGTGTCAAACGATGCCGCAGAAACGATTTCATTTGAGGAACCGTATATCGTGACGGTTCAGATTGAAGGCACTGCGCCGATTCTTTTCCATCGGTGGTCTTGTGAAGACGTGGAAGCCAAGGCCAACGCAAAGAAGAACTCCAAAGCTAAGAAAACCGACAATGTGGAGTCCTACATCTATCGCAATGAGTTGAATCAAATCTGTTTGCCAGGTGAGTACGTGCGGCAGACAATTATTCATGCCGCGAAGTTCAAGCAAGACCCGCGTTCACCTCGTAAATCGGCAATGGACTTGTTCAAGGCGTCGATTGTGGCGTTGACCGAACTCGCACCGTTGAATGGTGGTACAGAAACGTGGGATTACATTGACCAACGACGAGTAGTGATTCAGCGGGCAGCTATCACGCGAATGCGGCCCGCGTTTGCGAAAGGATGGACAGCAGAGATGGATTTCTCGATTCTCTGTCCTGAGTATGTTGATCCACATTTGTTTAATGAGGTGTTGGCTCTATCTGGAAAGTTGATCGGCACAGCAGATGGTCGCCCTAGTTATGGACGATTTCAAGTGAACAAGTGCTCTGTAGTTGGGCTTGCTTAGGTTATGGCTAATTCAGCCACGGTCGGCTAGGTATCGTTGTGTTGTGGTATGCCGAGCAGTGGTGAGGGTGGCTGCGGAATGTTCCGCTTTGGTCTTGCAACGGTGAGGCGTGGCCTTATAAGGAGAGTTGCGGTGAGGTATGGAACGGCGAGCTGAGCATGGTCGTGTTGGGGTTCGGTTTGGTCAGGTAAGAAAGAGCTAAGATAAGATTCATTATCTTGGCTCTTTCTATTGTATACTCAACGAAATGCCTAAGTTGACGAGGGAAGAAACTCAAACACTCTTTAGAGCTTTAGAGATTTCTTCTTTGTCCGAGATCGATGATGATTGGGTAGGCCAGTTTCTCTCCAAACTCAACGACCCTGTAAAGAAAGCCGCGTGGAATCAACTTCTCGGAATCATCGAAGAATTCCGTCCTGAAGAATACAAACGCCTCAACAACTTCGCCAAGAACAACAAGGGAATGCTGCTGGAGTTCCAAGGATGGGAACGCTGGTTAAAGACTCTGGGAGCGCAGACCTTTACCCGCGACTTTGCCCCGATTCAAAAGAGATTTTGGGATTGGAATTGGCGAGCGTTGCTGAAGATTCGCAAGAACGTCCCGCTTGATCCGAAAGAGATGGTTGGCTTTTTACCATGGTCCAGGGAGACGGGGAAAAGTTCAGTAACCGAGTGGGCGTGCATTGCCGAAGGAGCCTTGCTCAGAGGCGGGTATGTCATCTTCTACTCAGGCAAGCAATCGCAAGCAGAGGAACACGTTACTTCAATCCGTGACCGCATTGAATCTGAGCATGTCAGTGACCTTTATCCGTGGTTAGGGAAGCCCAAGGTCGGCGCACACGGAAACAAGTTTGGATGGGGTAAAGAGTTCCTGATGACGAGTGGTGGTTGGGCCATCCGACCTGTTGGAGCTGATGTAGCGATACGCGGCGGTAAGACACTCAACCTTAGACCAACGCTGATCGTGGTAGACGACCTTGATGAACTCGGTGAGTCACCCGTTGTGGTCGAACACAAGGAACAGATTCTCACTCGCTCAATTCTGCCGATGGGGAATGACAAAACTCGTGTACTTGTCCCGCAGAATCCCATTCACGCGAACTCAGTAGTCAATCGAATGCTGACGGGCGTGTCACTTGCGTTGGCGATTAGAACCGTGTTCGGGGAGTTGAATGATGACGGTTCAATGTCCACTCGTCCTGTACCTGCGGTGCGCGACTTTGCTTACGAAGTCCGCCAAACCGATGAAGGCCCATTCTCTAAAATCACTCAAGGCGAAACGAACTGGCCTGGGATTACGATAGAAGGTTGGGAGCGAACTCTTAATCGTGTTGGGCCACTAGCATTCGAGAGCGAATACCAACACCGACTCGACGTAATGTTAGAGGAAAGGGTTCTTCCCGAATACGATGACAGGGTGCTACGGACGAATCTGATTTCGTGGAGTCAATATGAAACAATGTATGGGACTCGTCGGATTCCGAGTGATTGGATTTGTGATGTTGGTTGCGATATTGGATATTCGGTAGGCCATCGAACTGCGTTTACATTTCTCACGCGAGCACCGCACGGCGCACCTCTAGCGGGAAGTATTTTTCGTTATCGAGGATGTGTATTCACGGCTACCACGATTGGAGAAATGAGCACATCAGTAAAAGCCCGTCTATGGCCTGATGAAAACCTTCAGCGGGAATGGTTGAGTCACGAGAAGTTAGGCGAGCGGCTAGTGCTTAATCGAGAGCATGGTTGGCACTTCCAGACGTGCGAAAGTGCAAAAACCGCAGGAATTCCGCAATGGAGGCACTTTCTCAAGTCTGATAAGACGCAGCCGCATCCATTTCACCGAGATGAAAAAAGTGTAGATGGCTTGTGGAAGATTGGTCGTCCAGCATGGTTTGATGTTGTGGACGATGACCAGTTCTTTCAACCCTATGATGACCGTGGATTAAAGGTGCATCGTGACCAAGCATTTAATTGGCGACTAAAGCCTGAGAAGCTGACGGAAAGCGGGCTGACTATTCAGCAGCCTATGAAGGCAGACGAAGATTCCTGCGACGCTACGAGAATGTGTACAGCCGCTCCAAATTTTGGGCCAACTATGCGAGGAATGACCCAATATGAAAAGGTGCAAGCCATTATCCCGCAGGGCTATCATGTTAATGAGTTAGTCAAACGTGTTGACTTAGACCCTAACCAACAACACATGACTGGTCAGATGGCAACCTTTTTAGCGAGAAAAACATTAGGCTTGGATAAGCCTAAATTAGTTGATCCATGGGGCCAGCCGATAAGGTAAAATAGAACGGCTCAACCAAAGGCGTGAACCTTTGAGTGAGCCTTGCCAACACTTCTTGATGGAGACAAGATCATGCCAGCTAAATCTAAAATAACTCTTGGCGATCAATTTGGAAAGCTCACTGTGAGTATCTTTCTTGGTATTCGTAATAAAGAGCGATGGTGGGAGTGCATTTGCGAGTGCGGTAAAACCGTTGAGCGAACTACGGGACAGTTAAGACGACGACGTTCTTGTGGTTGCTTGCGTGGAAAGAACGGTATTAAGCATGGAATGTCTGAGAGTGATGAGTTTGTTATTTGGCACACAATGAAGGCACGTTGTTATAACCCGAAAGCCACTGGATATGAAAGATACGGAGGAGCGGGAATATCAATGTCTGATGAATGGCGCGATGATTTTATGGCATTTTATAATCATATAGGGCCACGTCCATCAAAAAGACATTCCGTAGATCGTTGGCCGAATCCAAGTGGCAATTATGAACCGAATAATGTTCGGTGGGCCACCAAAGAGGAACAGGGACGTAATAAAAGAACGAATGTAATTTTCACTCTGAACGGGGAGTCTAAGACTTGTATTGAGTGGAGTGAGATTCTTGGAATTAAGCCAATGACTTTGCAAGGGCGTAAATACCATGGGTGGTCGGATGAAGAAATACTCACGACACCGACACTTAAACAAGGAAGGAGAAAAAACAGTGTTGGAAGATATGAAATCCCTGACGGAAGCGGTAAATAGATTTGCGTTTGATTGGTGCGGGCATCGCTCAACCTGTGTGTTGTCATCCGCAGCCCTTGTCCACGTCTTACGGGAATTGGGCTATGACGCGATGCCGTTGCGGGTTCGTTGCTCAGTACATTCTTCTGAGCCTAGACAAACAGGAACGGTGCTTGGGTCAGACGGAGATGGGTGCCGACAAGCCGCTGCGGGGCCGGATATGTGGCATGGACATCTAGTAGTAATTGCGGAGAACCGATTCTTGCTTGATCCGTCCATTGACCAAGTGAGTGAAGGAGAAGAATGTAATCGCTGGATGAACGTGCCGCCATTAGCAGTGGAAGTGAGTGAACGATTTATCCGTGGTGAAGAAGGGTTTTCATTTCAACATGGAAATGCCAATCTTTACTATAACGCACGACGACGACAAGTAGGATTTCTATCTGCGCCTGACTGGAAACGTCCGTCACATTGGATGCCCGTGGCGCGTCAAGTGTTAAACGAGACTAAAATCGTTGCTAAACAGTCGCATGTGACATAAACTGCGCGGTGATGCCTTACCGGAGCGCAAGTCAAAGAAGATTTTTTCATTCTAGTGGAGCGGCAAAAGCAGGGATTACGCTCAAACAAGTGAAAGAATTTGACGCGGCAAGTAAGGACATGAAATTACCAGAAAAGAAGATTAAAAAGCGTGGCTTGAAGCACGTAAAAATTGGGGGAAAATAATTATGCCAGGTCTCACGACGTACACCGCAGATAACAGGCAGACAAGCGCATTGGTCGGCTATGCGATTTTGCAGGCGTTTG